TTAAAAAAGTATTTACAATTTTTATTCCTTCTAAAGATGTAAGAAATTCACAATTATATACATAATATCTATCAGCATAAAGTGGACCATATTTTAAAGATGTTATTTTACTGCGTATGCATGAAAATTCTCCTTTAACAATTCTAGGTGTACCTTTTAATGATTTTAATGATCTAAAAGAACAATCAAAATAGTTAGCCTTATTAAAATTTATATAATCTGGAAATTCTTTCAAATTATTAACTTTATCATTAAATAGAAATCTGTCAATATCAATTGTACCATCTATATTTATGCTATAATGTGATTGATCACTATAACGATTATGTTTTTTTAACCAAACTTCAATTAATTTTGGCAAGCCGATTCCTATATCATAAATAGGATCTGAATTTTCACTAAATTTTTCGTTTATATATTCTTTAACTAATTTCATAATATTAGATAAATTGTTATTTGTATTATTTATATTCTTTATATCCCTTTTGTTTAAATATTTTATATAATGTTTGATGTACTAATCCTGTCATAGAATTTGAATCATCTTTTATAATAGGCTTATTATTAATAAATATGTATTTATAAAGATAATCATCTAATTTTTCATGATATTTTTGTTTTATGAAATAGCCGTGCATATCATTAATTATATCTTTTGGCATTTGTTTTAAACCGAACATATTTGGTAAAAGTTTTATTAAAAATTTTGCTATATCTTGATAAGTTTCAAAATTTCTTTTTCCATATATTCCTATACCCATATCATGAACAGGATCTGAATAATCATTTGTAAATTTTTCGTTAAGCCAATATTTATAAGTTATGAATTTCACTGTTTCATTCCCCAATTATCAATATATTTTTTTAGTTTTATTTCATATTGCCCTATATCATCATAAATATATCCAGTAACATTACATACTTTTAATACATCTTCATAAGTAAAATATGTAATATTTTTATGAGTATGTCTAAAATCGTTATCGTGCCAGCATACAAAGTCTCTTGCCTTTTTAGGTGAATACTTTAAAGATTTTAAATTACAATTATTGCAAGAAAAGAATCCTCCTACTTTTTCGGGACATCCTCTAAGAGTAGTTAAATTCTGATAATTATTTATGTAAAATGCATTATTTACAGTTTTAAATTTTATGTACCGTGGAAGTTCTGTACAATTATCATCTAAATGTATTGTAACTGATTTTTCAGCAGAAATAAATAAATTTTTATCAAGCGTATAACTAACAATTTTATGTTCTGCAAGCCATTTTTCAATAAGAGATTTAATTCCAATACCTAGATCTTGTACAGGATCTGATTCATCTGTAAATTTTTCATTTAACCAATATTTATAAGATGTAAAATTCATGGTTTACTTTTTATATATGCTGCAAGTCTTGGAAAATAAGGTTCATTTATTTTTCTTTCATTTAATGATACATATTGTCGAGAATATTCTCTTAATTTATCTGCATATACTGGTTTTATATAATATACTCCATCATTAGTTAATAGATCCTTTATATTATTTAATTTAAATAGTGACATAGAGACAATACATAACCACTCTATAATATCTTCATCAGATTCAAAATTTCTTTCATGATATATGCCAATGCCTAGATCTTTTATAGGATCTGATTCATCAGTAAATTTTTCATTAATATATTCTCTAACTAAATGCATTAGTTAATTTCTTTTATTTATATATTTAAAATAAAAAAGCTCTAAGTACTTAGAGCTTTTTTATTTAGTAGTTTTAAAAATTCTGTATAATCTTGTTAAAATTTTGTTAAATTTAACAACGACTAAACTCGCACGAATCACAATGCACACAGCCTTCTTCTCTTATAAGATTTCCCGTTAAACATTCTGGACATTTTTCATTTAATTTTTCTTCTTCAATATAACGGGATAATACTCTTCTACAAGCTGAACTAAATGATGTAATATTTTCATCAACTTTTTTAGCAACATTTAAAATATGTTCAAGAGGAGCTCCGTGTCTTAATAACATACTTAAAAAAATAGTATGAGCTCTTTGTTCTATACGATTTGCAGCTAATTGAATATTATCAATTTCAAATTCCCCGTTTATAAATTTATAATGTCCTTTTTTAATTTTTACAGTTTTTCCTTTAGTATTTTTATCCATTGGAGGATTTTCAAATGCAAAAATTTCATATGGTTTATTTGTATCTTTCCATAATCCTATAATTACTGCATACTTTATTCCTTCTGCAGTTGTAACATAATAATCTGCTCTTACTTCTTTAGGACGTTTAGGAGCATTGCTTACTTTTAAATCATCTTCTTCTTTTGTTATTAACACCCCCTGTCTTGATCCTTCTCTATATATAGTACATCCTTTACATCCTGATTTCCATGCTTGAAAATAAATTTTATTAACTTCATCTAAAGAAATATTTTTTGGTAAATTATGTGTTACTGAAATACTATGATCTATCCATTTTTGAATAATTCCCTGCATATTAATTTTTTCAAGATAATCTATACTATGGGATTCTGAACCATTCCACGGAGATTCTACAATTAATTTATTAATAGTTTCATCGGGCAAAGCTTCTATCATTTTAATTATTTCACTTAAAGTTTTATCTTGAAAATTTTCAAATAAATGAAGCTTTGTATTTTTAACCCAATTAATAAATTCAGAGTGAAATACTTTGTATTCTTGCCAACAATCTCCATTATCATCTTTATAATCTATTTTAACTCCGGTTTCATTAGGATTGATTTTTCTTCTTCTTTTATAAAAAATATTAAAAACCGGTTCAATGCCAGAGGTTGTTCTTGCTAATATTGCTAACGATCCTGTTGGTGCTATAGATAGATTTGCTATATTTCTTCTTCCATACTTAAGATAGTCATTGTACTCCTGTGTAGAAAAATGATTGCTAATTACCCTAATAATAAATGGATTTTGAGCTTCTTTATCTGCATTCCATATTGGAAAACATCCTCTTTCTTTGGCAAGTTGAACCGATTCTTTATATGAATTTACTGCTATAGTTTCAAATACTTTATCAATTAATTTTGTTGCTTCTTTAGAACCATATTTTATTCCAAGCTTTGCTAACATATCTCCAAGTCCAAGAACGCCTACTCCTGTTCTTCTGCCTTTTAATAAAACATCTAAAACTTTTTGCCATGTTTTTAATTCAGTTCTTTTTAATTCTGGATCTTCTGGATCACTTTTTATTTTAGTTATAATATCCTTTACCTTTTCTTCTTCTAGTGACACAATATCATCCATGAATCTCTGAGATACCTTTGTTATATCTGCTAGTAAAGCATAATTTATTTTTGCTTTATCTGTATATGGGTAATTAACTATGTTGCTAAGATTAATAGACCCGAGTCTGCAGGAATCATACGGGGATAGAGGAACTTCCCCGCAATTTTTAATACTTATTCCTGATGATGTTATACATAATGGATCTGAGTAATCTGTTATAACATTATAATTATGATTATCATCCACTGTAATATTATATACATTTTCATATCCATAAAATTCTATAGATTTTACTTTATGATTATTAACAACTTGATTTCTAAAATTATCAAATGTTTTAAATCTAAAATTATTTTCTAATTTTTGGGGATAACCAATTTCTTTAGCATATCGTCTCCATGCATTTCTAGTTAATTTTCCGTCTCTTGAAAATAATTCTTTTCCAGCCTTTAATACTTGATCATTAGTTACTCCAAGATATCTTCCATTTGTTTCTCCAGGGTGATGTGCAAAATTAAATTTAAATTTTGCACTCATCTTATGATAAGGATTTTTATCACCTCTCATTCTTTCTGTATGAAATTCTATATGTTCATATCTTAACATTTTTTGTAAATTTTCTGGACGATCATTTTTATTATTAAAATCATAATGATGTATAGAATATAATTTATGATCTATATTTTCATCTTGATTATAGAATCCATAAATTAAATGATATTGTCTTCTATTTCTAAAATTTCCGCCCATCATTTTAGCTCCAGTTCGAGATATTTGTCTATATCCATTGGAATCAAATGAATAAAATGGCACTAATGATTCGCCTGGAGTTAGATCTTTTAATTGTTTATAAGTAAGATTAGACGTTAAAATTTGATGGTCGGGTGTTGCTATTAATTCAGAGCCATCATCTAATTTTAATTTCCATACTTCAACATTTTTCTTAGTCAAGCGAGGGTTTCTCCCCCATTTAATTTCAGTTTGTCCAGTTTTAGGATTTGAAGAATATACGGGTACATCCTTTTTTTCTTCAGCTAATTGTTTAATTGATACTGCGTTTCTTCCATCAGCTACTGCTATAAGAGTATTGCCAACAATGCAGGGATTTGTCCCAAGTGTTTCAAAACCAAACTCTTTATAACAATCTGCGGGAGATTCTTTAATTATATTATCCCAAAATAAAACACCAGGTTCTGCATTTTTATGAGCTTGTTTTATTATCATATCCCAAATTTCTTTAGCTTTAACTTTCATTATATAAGAACCGTCTTCTCTTTTATAAAGTTTATTATAAACTATTTGTTCAAGAAAAACTGGTTGATTATCTTGTACAGGCCATCTTAAAATATAATCATCGTTGGCTTCAACAGCGTGCATAAATTCATCTGTTATTTTAATAGACATATTAGCTCCTGTAACCTTTGTTAAATCATCTTTTTTAAGTATAAATTCTTTTATATCTGGATGATTAATATGTGTACTTATCATTAATGCTCCTCTTCTACCATCTTGCGCTACTTCACGCGTAGAACCTGAAAATCTGTCAGTGAATGATACAGAACCGGTTGAGGTTTGAGCAGCATTATTAACTTTAGAATTTGAAGGTCTTAGACCTTCAATGGTTATGCCTACACCGCCCCTGCGTTTCATTAATTGAACTAATGATTCATCTATGTTAAATATACCCCCATATGAATCTGCCCCATTATGTATAAAAAAACAATTTCCTAAAGATGAAATCTGATAAGGATTTCCTAAACCAAAAAGAATAGAACCGCCAGGAATAAAATATTTAAAACTTTCTAAATAATGTTTTATTGTATCTTTAGATAAAGGATTATCAAAATTATTTTCCATTCTTAGCAATTCATTAGTAATTCTTTCTATAGTTTCATCAGGATGATTTTCTTCCCTTTTACTATCATTTTTAAGAGCATACTTCTTTGACCAAACATCGAAAGCCAACGTATCACCAGAAAAATAGTTTAACGCGGCTTCCATAGGCTGTGTTACAGTGTTATCATTACTCATTTTATATTATGGTTTTATTTTAGTTGAATTTAAGAATAAAATATCCTTATAAAATATTTATTCTACATTAACAATTTTTAATTGTGAATTTTATTTTATTGGTCCACTAATTGATCGAGCTTTGCGCTTCAATTTTTCTCTTTTTAAGAATTTTTTGAAGTTCATCTGCTTCTTTTTCAGCTGCTAACGATATCTTTTTTGATTCTTTTCTTTGAGAATAATAATTGGATAAAATTTCAGATAACAATGGTTCGTATGATGCATCAAATACTGCTCCGCTATAGGTTTTAATTTCTTTTTCTTTTGGAATATACGTTTTATCTTTAAGTAAGAAATTTTCAATTGAAATTTTAAATTGTCTCATTATTGACGGATAAAGAGAAGCAAAGTCAAAAGAAGCAACCCATGGATATAAATTTGGAATTGGTTCAAATACAAAAGCACCTTCATATGTTTCTCTTTCTTTAGATTTATCTTTTTTAGGAAATATTTGATTACGTTTATACGCATATCTAGTTAATGTTGCTTCTAACATTGCGATAGGAGAAAATGCTTGCATTGCTTCAACTTTTGTAATATTTGATAATCCTAAAAATGTTCTCATTGTTTTTAGTTTAGAATCGATTAATTCTACTAATATTCCATCTATAGCATTATAAAAAACATATTGTGCATAATCTTTATTATATTGATCTTGAAGAGTTCCAGGATATTTTACTTTTCTTATACTTAATGCTTCTTCTGCAACAAAATCTAATGTATCATTTTCTTTTACTTCAATATTTTTATCCCATTTTTGATATATTGCCATATAATCAACTATTAATTTATGTTGTGGCAACATTATAGTTACATCTTTATTATGATCCTTTATTCTATGTTCATACCATTGACCAGTTGGAGATAACCAAGATACATCCATATTTAATTTTCTGCAACGATTCATAATATATCTCCAGTCATACCCCCAAAAGTTCCAGCCGGTTACAAGTGGTGCAGACTTAACATAATTAAAAAGAAAATCATAAATCATATCAGCTTCATTAACATGATATTTATAAACAAAATTATAATGTTTGTTAAATTTTTTAACATGTTCATTTATATTATCTTCAACATATTTACATTCTTCTCCTGTTAAAGATTTACTTCCAAATACTGTTATGTTTGGATATTGTGAAAAGCAAGCAGTAGTTATTCTATTATTTGCATGTTCAGGTTCTGCAAATCCTTCATCGGTTACTTCTACTTCAATATCTGCTGCTGCTAAAATAGGCATGTTAGATTCGAATAAATGAGAAGTTAAATTTTCTCCTGCATCTATAAAAAATTCTTGAATACGATGTCTGTTAAGAAATTGAGTAGGAACTTTTCTTACTGGCTTAAAATCCCAAGAAAGTAAGCCAGGAATTCCACTATTTTTTTGAGCGTATAAATATGTATATTGATGATTTGGGGGTATATTTAATTGAGAAAATCCTAATGTACCATCTTTTTTAACATAAGATATAATTAATTTGCCTTGCCTCTGTTCTATATTTACGACCATATGTTTTGATTTTATAAAGACGTGATAAAAAAAGATTTAACTTTTTTGTTAAATCTTATTTAAATTTTTCCCAAAGAATAAGTATCTAAAAATACACACATTTCTTCTATAGTATTAAACGTATACACTGGAAGGTTTAATAACTTTGCCAATTCTTCTTCTTTATCGGCACCACTACTTAAAATTTCTACTCCATTTCTTATTGGTCTTATTCTAATAAGTATATTACATAAAGCTAAAAATTCATTATCTAAAATATACCAATCATGTTCTTCATGAGGATGTCTTAAATGTTGATAATGAGATAATAATGGTACATATGGAGCATATCCTCTTAGCAACAATTTTTCAGCAACATCAATTTGTAAATTTACATTCTCTTCTTTATCTCCATTAGTATAAGGCGAAGCTATATAGATGCGTATCACGTGTTTATGAATTTAACTGTTGTACTTCTTTAATTGGTGTATCCTCTAATACTTTTAATTCCTTAAGAGTATCTAATGCTATTTTTACATTAGCAGGTGCTAATGCATAATTGCCGGTTTCAGTGTATTGTAATACTAATGTTATCATTTCTTGTAAAGAAGATTGGCATACTGGATTATCTGTAAAAGTTGCTTCTAATTTTTGTAATTTTTTTAGATTAAATTTCATATTATTTTTATTATTTTAGTTTTAATATCTAACATATCCATTAAAAAGATAACATAATGGATTTGAGATCATATACCATAATCTTATTACAAAATTTCTATTACTAACAATTTTAATATTTTCATCATTTATATCTATATGCTCATCTAAATTTTCGATAGTAAGATCTTTATTATTTGGAGTATACGTTAAGTTTTTCATATTATTTTTTTATTAAAAGATTTAAAAAAGATTTTGCTGCATTATTTGCAATTTTATGAATATCTTCATTATTTAGATAATCATAATTTTTTTCTTTTCTTTTTCTTGAATATTCATCTTTAAATTGCATAGCTATATTCGCTTGATATGCCATGTAAAGGCTTGGATCCTTTTTTAAGGATTTAGTTAAAGTTTTTACTGCTTTTTTTAATTTTGTTTTCATATTATTATTTTTTATCTGTTGAACCAAAGCCATCTGCACCACGAGTAGTTTCTTTAGCATAAAATTCTTCAGGCTTTTTATTTTCTTCAATAAATATAATTGAAGTGTAAATAGGGGTTTCTATAAATTGTAATATTTTTTGTCCTGGAAGAATTTCAACCGAACCAATTCCTGTATATATAAGGCTTAAATGAATTTCTCCTTGATATTCATAATCTACAACTTGAGCCCCAAATACAAGTCCTTGTTTTGTAGCTACACCTGATTTATTAGCTGCTATTAATGCTCTTCCTGAATTAACCATTTGACAATGAATACCAGAGGGGATAAGAATTCTTTGATTATGTTCTAAAATTATGTTAAATTTAGAAATATTAATATTTGGGTTTTTTTCTTTTAAAAGTTCTATAAAATCTGATGTAAACTCAGGAACATAAAAATCAATGCCGGCGTCAAATTTATTTGCACGACTGGGTGATTTAACATCTCTTATTTTTAAGAATTTAATAGTATCCATTTTTTGTTTATTATATAATTATATGAAAACAAAGTTTTAAAAATGACATATAAAAAATATAATTTATTATTTTCATGAAAGGATTTCGTAAAAACGAACAAAGCTTATTTATATGCGAAGAATGTAAATTAAGTTTTAGTTCTCAATGTAAATTAACACATCACATAAATCTACATCATAATAAAAAAGAATATTATGATAAATGGCTGAAAGAAGAAAACGAAGGCTTATGTAAAATATGTAAAAAAGAAACAGAATTTAGATATGTTAAATGGCGAGGATACAAACTATTTTGTAAAAATTGTTGGTCTATTTTTATTAAAAATTGTACAACAGAAGATACTGTATTAAAAAGAAAGAAAACTTGTAAAAATATACACGGTTCAGAAACATATAATAATATGAATAAAAATAAATCTACATGTTTAGAAAAATATGGTGTCGATAGTGTTTTTAAATCTAAAGATATAAGAGAAAAAACTAAACAAACGTGTAGGGAAAAATTTGGAGTAGAAAATCCTACACAAAATATAGAAATTTATAAAAAACAACAACAAAATGCGCTTTTTGTTAAAAAATTTAGAAATACAAAAATTTATTATAGGGGTTCTTATGAATTAGATTTTCTTGAAAAATATTATAATAAATATCCTGATATTATTAATGCTAAATCAATAAAATATAAAGTTGATAAAAAAATAAAATATATTTTCCAGACTTTTATATTCCATCTTTAAATCTTATTATTGAAATTAAAAATTCATATCTTGCAAAAAGAGACAGATTAGCTTTACAAGAAAAGAAAAAAGCTGTTTTAGCGTTAAACATCAAATATATTATAATAATAAATAAAAATTATAAAGATTTAAATTTTATTTTTTAGATTGTCCGCTCATAGATAATCCTATTGCAATAGCTTGCTGTCTTCCTTTTTTTGTTTTTGGAACTTTTTTATCAGATTTTCCTATATGTTGTTCGCCTTCTTTCCAATGGTGCATTACTTTTTTAAATTTTTCTTCTTTTGCCTTTTTTGTTTTAGGCATTTCTTCAGATTCATTAATAAATTCATCTAAATTCGAATTAACTAAATTTTTCATATTAGTTTTTTATTTTATATAGTTTTGTTTTCATTAAGTTTTTTAAATTCATCAAATGTAATAATTTCATGTTCAAATTTTCTTTGAGTCATAGCATTTTGATTAGTAGAACTTTTCTTTTTCTTAAAAGGCGGTTTAACACCCATTTTTTTAGCCATACTCATTCCCAATTTATCATACGGGTTTAAATTTTCTTCTTCAAGTTTTTTAGTTTTTTTCTTTGCGGTTAACACTTTTTTCTTTTTTCTTTTGGGTTCTCCGCTTTGAGTGTAAGGTTTTCCACCTATAGTATTTCCCCAATTATCGCCGGAACCAACTCCTCCAGTTTTTGCGGATGGTGGAACTGCATTTCCCATACCAGGAACATTACCCAATGTAGCCATAGGAGATGAAACACCACCCATATCTTCATCTAAATAATTATTGTTGAGATTTTTCATATCGATATTTTTATATTTATTTATAAATTTTTTAAAATTTTTTGCAGTTTCTGTTTCTTTTATTTTTTTTGAAAATTCGTATGCTTTTTTTAAATCTCCGCCATGTTTTATTAAAAATTTTAATGTATCAAACTTATGTTTCCATGCAGCTATTCTCAATAAATCATATTTTTTATCATTAACATTAATGTCTTTTTTATACTGTAAAAATAAATCGGCTAAATCAAGTTTATCTGCATTTAATAATCTTCCTAATATTTCACTATCAGTTAAACGTTTAATATCTATTCTTATACCTTCAAAATATTTATTTATTAATGGCATTACTCCTATGCCCATATCGTGTATAGGATCAGACTCATCTGTAAATTTTTCATTCACACGCTGTCTTACGCGATAGCCCTTTTTCAATAATTTATTATGTAATTCATAATGACTAAAAGAAGCTCCAACGTTTCTACCTGTGTTTTTATGATACTTTTTACAATATTCTTCAATTATACCACCGTATTTTGGATTAATCCATTTATCTCGATGTCTAATAATATCTATGGGTATTTTTTTTGTTCTTAAAATGTGGGTTAAATATTTTGCAATCCATAAAATTTGTTCAGTGTCATTGTTAAATTCTCTTTTTCTGTCAAGTCCTATGCCCATATCATGTATAGGATCAGACTCATCTGTAAATTTTTCATTCACAGATTTTTTAGATTCATCTTTAACATCTATATAGTAAAAAATTTTTAATGCTTTAATAATTTTTTTAATATTTAATTTTATTTTTCCACTATAACGGTATTTTAGATAATTATTTTGTAATATCATTTTTTCATTAAAAAGTTTTTGTATATTATTTTGTGATTTGTCCTTTGTATCAATTACATTTTTTATAAATTGATAAATAGCATGTGCTTCGTGCGGATATCTTTTAGTTGCAAAATACCGTTCTGAGCCATTGTAAGAACTTTCTTCTCCAACTTTAGCATGAAGAATTTCCCAATGATGTATTAATCCTATTTTCATATCTTGTATAGGATTTGATTCTTCAGAAAATTTTTCGTTAATTAAATTTTCTATTAATCTTGTTTTGATACCCGGAATTGATGCGGCAAGTTTTATATTATGTGGATCATCATCAAAGAAATCGATTTCATTATATTTTTTAGAAAGTTCAATAAGTATTTTTCTTTTTTCTTCTGCAATACTAATATCTCCTTTATCATCACCTATAGTAATAATATTATCAATATCTATGAGAATTCCATTTGTTTTTAAATATTCATATATATACGATTTTACATTTTTATTTCTAGCTGTAAGTATGTATATAACGGATGAACTTCTTTCTTGTTTAATTGCATCACTTATATTTTTTAATATTGGCCAAACTTTGTATTTTTTAGCATTAAGAATTCTTTCACCATCGTTAAATTCTGAAAAATTTAAAGTATCTTTAGGGTGTTTATGATAATAATTATATTCTTTTGATGTTAAAGATTTAAAAGGCGCTCCATATCTATAGACGTGAATTCTGGCTGTAGTTTTAACAAGACATTCATCAAAATCAAACACATAACACTTTTTATAAATTGTTTTGCTTACCATATTTTTATTAATCCAAATCTTTGTTTATCTATTATATCAAGGTTAAAGGCGGCACTTATATCCCCCATATATTGAACAGTTTTATCTAACTCTTTTTCTTCCAATGTATATGAATATCTAAACGATCCTATTATTCCAGCTGAAGTTTTATATAATTTAAAATTAACTATTTCATCACCGCCACGTCCACCAGTATTAAATTTTTTCTCAAATATTTTTTTACCCGATTTTATTTTAGAATCAAGTTCTTTTACATGATCATTTTTTATTCCTTTTTCATACACTCCTAAAAAATAAATATTGTTTATTAAAATTCCAAATGCTTTTGCAACAATTTCTTTCCAATCTTCATTCATACCTTGCAAAATTCTAGTTAATTGTAAATGTTCAATATCTTTTTTATATGCATTAAGTCCGATACCCATATCATAAATAGGATCTGAATTTTCTATAAATTTTTCATATATAAATTTAGCTCTCATAATTAAATTATTTTTATCAATAGAAAACAATTGTTGGTATCTAAATCCCAAAGTTGAGGTTTAAATACAATTTTAAAAATATTATATTTTTTTATTATTTTATCAACAATTCTGTATAGATCTTTTAAACCTTCGTTAGAAATAGGAAAACAATCTATTTGTATGAGATTTTCGCCAGGTATATATCTAAAAATATTATTTTCTTCGTTTAGCCATTCTAACTCTTCTTTAAGTTCTTTTTCAAATTTACGTACTATTTTAGAAACGCCTATGCCCATATCATGAATAGGATCTGATTCTGGCGTAAATTTTTCATTGATAAGTTTGGCTCTCATTAAGTATTTTATTTATATATTCAAACAAAAGGGAGCTTTTAGGCTCCCTTGTTAGTGTTTTAAAAAAGATTATTTATCTTTTTTTTCTTCATTATCTGTATTATTAGTTGATTTTTTAAATTCTTTTATTCCTTGCGCAATTCCTTTCATTAATTCAGGAATTTTTCTTGCTCCAAATAAAAGTATTATAACAAGTAGAATTAATAATATTTCTGTTACACCAAATTTTCCCATATTATTCTTTCTTTATTTTTGTATCATCTTCTTCTCCTATTCCTGAAAAATCTATTTCTGAATCATCTACTTCTTCAGAAGGTTCTTCAGTTACTTCTGTATCCTCTTCTGGAGAAACTTCTTCCATTTCAATATCTCCTCCGAACATTTCTTTAACATCTACTCCTTTTTCTTCTAACCATGTTTTAAGTGTTGGCCAAGAATCTGCAGGAACTTTAATTTTATTTTCTTCAAATTCTGCTGTAGGTTCAATTGTTTCTTCTTCACCTTCTGGTTTATCTTCTAATTCTGGAGCATTTTCTCCTTGATCACCTAAACTAAGATCATCGCTTGCGCCTAAATCTAAATCATCATCAGCTTTTTCTTCTTCTGCTTCATCAAGAGATTCTTTTACTTTTTCTTCAGGTTTTTCTTCAGTGTCTAAATCAAGATTATCTGATTTTTCTTCTTCACCTTCAGGTTTTTCTTCTATTGGTTCTTCTACGGGTTCTTCTTCTGGGGCTAAAACCTCTTCTTCTTTAGGTTCAACTGGAACTCTTTCTGCTGTAACACCAAGTTCTGCAAGTTCATCAATAGCTTCATCTACATCATCTACTGTAATAATAAATTCTGTAATTTCAACTTTTTCTACATTATCATCTTCATTTTCTGGTGTTTCTTCTTCGCCTTCAGGTTTTTCTTCATCTTTACCACCAAGTTTTTCTAAATCTTCATCAGAAAGTTCATCTTTTTCATCAGCTTCAGTTTCTTCGGCTTCATTTAGATTTTCATTTCTGTTATTTTTAATATTTTCAATAATATTTCTCATTCTTTCTTTAACAGATTCTTCTAAAGATTCATCCATATCATTTAAACCTGGACGACCTTTATCTTTAAAATCATATTCACGAGTTTTTTCATTTTCTGGACGATCATCATTTTCGTCTAATTCATCTTCAAGGTCTTCATCTTCAAGATCTTCATCTTCAAGATCTTCATCTTCAAGATCTTCATCTTCAAGATCTTCATCTTCAAGATCTTCATCTTCAAGATCTTCATCTTCATCTTCAAGATCTTCATCTTCAAGATCTTCATCTTCATCTTCAAGATCTTCATCTTCAAGATCTTCATCTTTATTTTTGTAATATGTTAAAACGATTTTTTCATCATCTTCTTCATATTCAAATTGGTCATCTTCTACATGATCTTCATCTTCAAGATTTTCATCTTCATTTTCATCTGAAAATCTATCATCATTAAATTCAACTTCATCTGCAGGACCTTCATTTTCATCATAATCATTTGCTTCTACATCATCTTCAAGATCTTCATCTTCAAGATCTTCGTCTTCAAGATCTTCACCATCTATTCTACGTCCATTTAAACTTTTACTCATGATATTATTTGCATCATCTTCAAGTTCATTTAAATTAAAAGATTCAGATACATTTAAATCGTTTGTAGGAACAAATTGATTAACTAATCGTTGTCCTATAGGAGAAAGTTTAAAATAAGTAATTCCATTTTTATTTTCAGTAATGAAATACTTAGAATTTCTTTTAATAAACATATTAGCTGAAGCTACAGTAGCTCCGCCTTCTTTAAGACCTATAATATACTGCTTTAGATCTCTTTTACTTACTGATGCATTTTCTGCAACAAACGATAACACTTGATTTCTAAGAGGTGCATTTGTACCAACTACAATTGGTTGTCTTTCACCATATTTACGTTTCAAAGTTATTGATTTAGATTCGTTTAAAAACTCATTAAGGGTTTTCGGAACATACATTTTTTTCATACTATTAACATTAATTTTATTTTATAAGATATATATTCATTTACACCATAACAACTTTGAACGTTTTTGTAACATCTATTTTGCACTTTTCATTTTATTAATTATATTTTGACCATCTTCTTTAGAATTAACTGGGATTAATATTCCTTCACCTATTACATACCAACCATCTTTTCTTTCTTCTGTTCTAAGTTCTCCTTCTGTATCAAATTCCTCATCATCTGAAAATTTTAAAGTTTCATTTAAAAATTCATCGTATGTTTGTATATGATGTTGTTCTTTTAAATCATCCTTTTCTTCATCATCATTTAATAAAAGTTCATTACTGCCTTGGATTGTTAATTTATTTCCATTTCCTCTAAGAGCTTCTTCTAAATCTTTTTCTTTAATTCGACGGTTATGCCCAGCTTTCCACGCTTTAAATCTTGCAGTATCTATATTCACACTGTGTGGAACAGTTTTTCCTGTATAACCAATAAAAAATATTTTATTAATTTCTTTAGACCTATCTAACGTATTTACATTTACTAACATAAAATATTTATATATTTTATCTAATGATATTGATTCATTTACATCTTTATCTTCTATTATATCATTAAATTCAGATTTATCAAGTAACTCAGCATCATCGTAATTTTCGCGAAGAAACGCAATAATATCAAATTCGTCCCAATCGGGATCATAGTTAAGTTTTTCAAATGTTTCTGAATTTCCCTCAACAACTTTAGCTCTCCAATCACCATCATCAAAAAGTTTATATATTTTACCTGTAAAATTACTATCTGCATCTTTAATTTCTACATAAAATACTTTTTCTTCATCTATTTCATCGTGTACATCTGTAATATCTTTATCATCATCTAATTCTTCTGTATCATCATTTTCAACGTCAAGAATATCTTTAGTTTCAACGCTATCGTCTATTGGTTTCAAACCCATATCTTGTAATTGAGAAAGCCATTCATCATCTAATTCATCTTCATTAAAATCTAATGTAGTATTATCTTCATCTTCTGCATAAGAAATACTTTCAGCATCCATATAATTTTTAAGATCTTGAAGATCATCTGGTTCAACCATTTCTACATTAAACTTTTCTTCATTCAATTGTTTAATATTTAAAATATCGTGATATGATTCAACTTTTGCTGGGCTACCGTTTGCATTAACAGGATTTCCAGCAGTATCAACGGTGCCTGTAGGCTTAGGTGTGGTTACTGGGGCTGTTCCAGCCTTAGCGATAGTAGCATTTGCCTGTATTTTTTTAGAAGCATCTAATTGAAGTTTAGCCATACGTTGTTCAATTTGAGTTTTTTTAACTGTTAATGCATTTATCTGTTTTGTTAAATCTGACAATGCTAATAAATCTGTAGCATATTGTTGTGCTGCAGCCGGATCAGTAATTGGTATAGCGCCGCCATCTTCATTTACGCTTTTTATTTTATGTAACATGATTTTAAATTTATTTTATAATTTTTTTTCCCAAGCAGTTATTTTTTCTTCAATTTCTTTAATCTTAGCATTTTTTTCTGCAGTTGTTTTAAATGAACCTGTTTTTTTTGCTTTCACTAATTCAGTTTTTAATGCTTCAATAGCTTGTTTAGCTTTGCTTACATTATCTTCAACTGATTTTTTAGCTGTTGATTTTTCAAATTTTTCTTTCGTTTTATTAACATTTACCATTTCTTTATCTTTTTCTTCAAATAATTGGTCTAAAGATTCTACTACTAATTTTGCTCTCATATTTATATAGTTATTTTATTTATATATTTTATATTAAATTTTTTTAAGGTACTACTCTATTATTTTTTTCATGTTGGCTTTCATATGTTCCTGCTATTTTGCCAAAATATACAGTATATTTAGATTTAACAGGAAAATTAAAATCATATTTTTCATGATGTTGACCTATTGTATTATTTTCAACAGATTTTGTTGATAAAAAATCATATAAATTTGACTCTTTTAATAATTCTATAACATAATCCCTTTTATAAATTCTTTTATGATTTTTAAAAAGTTTGTTACTATAAAATTGAACTGTGAATCCTCCTTCATATTCTATATGTATATACATGATAGAATTAACAATTACAGGTTTATCGGTTGAACGACTCTTAACTGTTGTATATCCTCTTTTTAAATCTATTTCTAATAATTTTTGTATATATTGTTTTAATAATGCCACACTACCGATACCAATATCTTGTATAGGATCAGATTCATCTGTAAATTTTTCGTTAATATATTCTTTGACTAATTTCATTAAATTCTCTGTTTATATTTTTCTATTATATCTCTAAACTCTTCTGGAATTTCATAATAATGATCTTTATCCATAAAATCTTTTGGTATAGTAAGCATATAAACATGACCTTCTTTATCACTTCCTGTTCCATATTGAACTTGAGCTCTTAACTTCATCATACTTATACTTTGTAATTGACCAACATTATATTTATCAATTTTAACCATATTTTCTACACAGAATTTTTTCTCATAATATTGTTCGCCGCTTACATCTACAGGAACTTTATCATAATATCCAATAAATATATAAATATTATTTTCTTTCTCTTCTTTAATTTTTTTCTTAGTTCTTGACAACTTTTGTAAGTAAATCTCAACTGTTAATAAATCTTGTTGAGAAGGTATATGTCTGTTACCTTTATATATAGTATAACTAAGTTCATAATTAATAATATATTTTATATCAGTTAGACTTATTCCTTCTGCAAAAGCATCATCTATAATAATTTTAATGTCGTCGTTTGTATTATTTAATCTATTGATTAGTTTCGCCTTTGCTGGTGGAAAATATTTTAATTGTATATTTAAAAAGGTTAATGGTTCCATATTTTTACTAGTTTTCATAAAAAAACTGTAATCATCAAAAAATATTACATCATCTTCTTTTATGCCTATGTTTTCAAGATCTTTAAGTATTTGATTCTTTTTTCCAATATTCATATCTTTTATAGGATCTGATTCTTCAGAAAATTTCTCATATATAAATTTAGCTTTCATTTTAATAATTTTTTAATTTTTTTAATAACTTCATATTGATAATCTCTTGCTTTGTAAACTTTATCTATATCGCCGGTTTTAGCTGCAGCTTTTATACCTGGGTTATCTCTGATCCAATTCTCAACATCTTCGACAAGTGACATTGTTTTTTCCCATATATCATAATAAACTTCTGTATAATTATCTTTATCTTTTCTTATTTCATAATTAAAATTATAATCTACTGTTTTTCCGTTTACTTTTGATATGTTTCCTAATAAAATATTTCCGCTGTAAGTTCCATAATATCCGCCGCCTTGTGCAATTATAACTGTCCCCTTTGGCACTTTTACTTTTTTACGATTAGAAACGTATTCAATATCATGCTTAGCAATATACAAATTATTATAATGATAAGGTACTTGTCCTATACCCATGTCATGAATTGGATCTGATTTATCGGTAAATTTCTCATCAATATGTTCTTTTACATATTTCATCTTTAATCATTGATTACTTTTAAAATCTGACCACTCCAATATCTATATTCAGAAAATATTTTATCTCTTAAATTTACTATTGGAGGAGGCACCAATTCTGCAAATAATACATAATTATTATTTTCTATTGTTCTAAATGATAATAATTTATCTTCATTTTCAAGTTCTCCTACATTAAATTTATCACTTACAGCAATACGTCCACCCATTATTTCTTCTTCAAAAAATAACTGCAAAGTTATTTCAGATTTTTTACCTTTGTCTGTAATAATTACTATCGGTTCAAAATCAGGTCTACAATATTCAAATATTTCTGTTAAATTCCAAGAATCAAGAAGTCCAAATCCTGGTATTAATGCATTATTATCATTCATTAATGCTTGCATTTGTGCTTTTACAACATCGTCTGAAGCATGAAATTCTTTTCCTTCAACTCTAAATTTATTACTTATACAAAATATGATAACTGGAACATTCCACATTTGATTAATTCGCATTACATTATTCATTTGAGCAGTTGTAAATGGTTCAAAAGTTGTAATGTAAACTGCACATGATTTTTCACCCTTTGCTACATCTTTAATTTTAGGTTCAAATGCTTTTTGAATAGAAGCAATAACTCTCATGTTATCGACATCTGTAGGATTCCTTTTCTTAAATGCATCAACAACTATATTTTCTGAGCGAGCTTCATTAAGAAATTCAGATTTTTCAAATTTATTAATATAATTATTTATAAGATAAACATAAGAATTAAATTTTTCTACAATTGTTTCAGTTAATAATCCAAAGGGTTTTTTATTTTTTCTAAACGATGATAAAATAACTTTAAATAATGCTTCATAAATTGGTGCCGTTTTAATCCACTTTAAGCTTTCTTCGTTAGTAATAAATTTTTTGTTTAATTTACCATTATAACCGAATTGGGGCGGCATTAAATATTTTGCTTCTATGGTTTCATTAACAGATTTAATTTCACAATATTTATTAAATATATCACATACAATATTTATATACATTTCATCTTTTGTTTCAGCTTCTAATATAGGAATATTATAATTATTCATAAATGAATTTAAATCAGTAATTATAATATCATAAAAATCGCGTGATTCATTTTCTTTTTCATACGCTTCATTAAGAAGTTCAAATTCATATGATATAATTTGTGCTAATTTATCTTTTGATTTAATAACTATTCCTTCTATAATATCTTCTTTTGAATATGAATTGTGTAATGTCTTTTCAATCATTTTTGAAAATGTCATAGTTTCACCGTCATATTGCTTTGTATCGTATGCAATTAAAAGTTTTTTCTGCTCTTCATCTAATTTACCTTCAAATAAAACAGGTGGTCTTCCCATATATAAAACAGCAGCCCAATCTTTTACTATATTGTAAGAATAAGATTCATTTGCATAATCTTTACTTTTTTTAGTTACATCTGTTAAAATATATTTTGGTAATTTTGAATATGGAATTCTTAAAGGCCTTTCTACTGGAGTATAATATATGCCAAAAAATAAACCTTCAGAAATATTTGCATCTTTTGTTATGATAGGAATTTCAAGAATAGCATTTTCATAAATATCGGTAAGTGTACGATCAATTAAAGTAATAGGAGTATTATCTTTTTTGTAAAAGATTAAATGATCTCCTTTTTTTTCAAATATTAATCTGAAAGTATCAATTTTTTCAGTTATTACAACTTCTTCATTTAGTAGAGAATCTACGTACTTTTTCCCTTTTTTTTCCAGGGTTTTTTTAAGCGTATTTAACATAATTTTATTTTTTTAATTTATTTATTTTGGGATCCATAACTATTAGAACCTCTTCATTATTTACTAATTTACGTATCATGTGCCGAGATGTTATTAATGGATTTTTTTTTGCATTTATTCGTATTTTTACATCTTTAGGCAATTTATTTACTTCTTTTATATTATTATTACTAATATTAAATGTTCCTCTTATTTCTTTTGGCATATAATCTAAATTTTTTAATTTATTATTAGCACAACTGAAATATCCTTTACAGATCTCTGGGCATCCCCTTAAAGATGTTAATTTATTATTTTTAAGATCACAATAACCTTCAACACTATTAAATTTAATATAATCTGGAAAATTACCTTTCATCATACCATCTAAATCTAAAGATTCAAATATATCTATAGTAAGATCATCATTAATTCTGTATTTTGCTTCATTAATATTCATTTTTTTAAGCCAGTTTTTTATTAATACGAGTGAACCTACACCCATATCACGAATAGGATCTGAATCTTCAGTAAATTTTTCATTTACAGATTCTTTTATTCCGTATATTGGTATTTTAAAAGTATTTCTTAAAACGTTTATTATTTTATCTCTATGTTCTTTTTTATACAATATTTTTCCATGTTTGTATTCTTCTTTACACATTTTGTTAAAAGCTTCTGGAATAGACATATTTTCATGTAATATAAACTTAAAAAAATATGAAAGACATAAAGCATAAGCCTCTGCATATTTTTCTTCTGGAAAATATTTATATCGAATCCTATATGTTTCGTTGTTAGTATATCTAAAAAAATCTTTTGCAATTTGTTTATAGTATTTCATTCCAATGCCCATATCATATACGGGATCGCTATTTTCAATAAACTTTTCATTAATAATATACTCTTTTACCAATTTCACGTATTATTAGATTTATTTTATATATTCAATAAAAAAGGGAGCTTTTAGCTCCCTGATTTTAGGTATTTAAGTATTTAAGTATAAAGATTATTTAGTTCTTACTTTTATAATATATTTCTTTTTAGTCTCTATAGTTTGAGCACTTTCTTTTAGTTCTTTATTAATATTTTCAGAAAATTCATTTAAAGATTTTATAAAAGATTCAGATATTATACTTGTTATCATATCAGCAGATAGTATATCTTTAAGATTTGAAGCATTAATTTGTTTATACATTTCATCGATAATATCATAAAGTTTAAATTTAAGATTTGTTTGTCTTAAAGTTTCACTAATAACTGCATATGATTTATCTTTAAGAAAATTCTTTTTCTGTACGGCGGTAGAATTTTCATTTAAACTCATTGAACGTTTTAGAAGAAACTTTTCTCCTTTTTCATTTAAGCCTTCTTCATCACTCCAATAATGATTAAGCTCAGTTAAAAAAGAAACTTGAGATTCATCATTAAGATCATGAATAGATGTAAGTCCATAATGTTCAAGCATTGCGCCATAGATTTTTCTAAAGCTATCTAATACCATATTTTCTTGTAAGATCTCTGCTTCACTGACTTTTTCTTTATAAATGGCCGAAAATTTCTTCATAATGTAAGATTTTATTTTATATATTCATGACATTTTGCGATACTTTTAAAAAAATTATTTTTTCTTAAAATTAGAGGGTACATAATATCCTTTATTATTAAGATCTTGAATATTTTTAATTAATTCTTCTGTTTTCTGTTTATTAGCTTCTTTATTTTCAAATGAAAAATGAATAATAGGATCCTCATGAGAAGAATAATGTATATTTTTTAAAGATTCAATATATTTTTCAATAGCTTCTGGCGAATTATTTTTATAAAACCATTTATTAAATTTATTAATTTCTTTTTCTTTTTTCTTATATAGTATTCTTTCTTCTGAAGATAATTTTAATATTTTACTTATTTTTTTTCGAGTTTCATCAGATGCTTTTAATGTTGGAATAGAATTAATTAATTCTTTTGCATATGTATAATCTCTTAAAGAAAGTTTTAATTTTTTCTTTTTATTAAATACCATTAAAAAGAAAGCTTGCGCGATTTTTAAATTTCCTTTATAAATATAGGTTAACAATTTATGTATTATGTAATGTTCCTTCGGAATTAATAAAACTAAATTTGTAATATCATCACTTCCATTTAAACATCTGGGAACAATATGATGATTTTCATAGTATACGTAATTTTTATTATTTCTAGATAACTTTTGTCTATTTTGTAATCTAGCATTTTCTATAATTTTATCATGAATTTTCTGATAGTTCATATAATTATATATTTTTATTCAAATTAAATATAATAATAATTTTTTATTTTTTAACAAAAATAATGTTAATGTTCTGTTAAAAATTAAAAAAAAGTAAAAATTGGCATAGTATTTTTATATTATATTAAAACGAAATATTTTTTAACTTAAATAAATATAATAAAATGAAAAAGCTATTAATTATCTTATCAATGTTATTTTTTTCTATTGTAATGATAGGACAAAATACAGAAATGTCTAACTATGAAAAATATGTTCTTCAAAAAGAACAAGATACTTTAAATAAAAATCAAATTCAATATGTTACAGACACTATTGTAAAAACTGATACAGTTATTAAATATATAGTAGCCGATAACACTTATAATGATCAATTTTCTTATAGTGGATCAATAAATCAATTTTATCACGGAGGATTTAATTATTGGTATTATAATAATCCTTGGTATTATGATTATTATTATGGATATCCTTATTATGGATATAATTATCCTTATTGGGGGTTTGGATTTTATTTAGGATTTACTTATCCTTGGTATAGTGGTTATTATAATTATCCATATTATCCTTATTATTATAGTGGTGGAGGTTCATATTATGGAAATAGCCATCATACATATGCATCTGGATATTATAATGAAGGAAATGGAATTCCTAAACATAATATGCAATCTCAAAATAGAAATTCTTTTAGCGGAAACAATATTCAGAATAAAAGATCTTATAATGCAAATTCACGAGCATATACGCCTTCTTATATTACTCCGAGACAATCTTCAAGAGTACAATATAATAATAGTCGTGCTCAGAGTACACCTAGACAATCTGCTCAAACAAATAATATGAGAAATTCTTATCCTACGCAATCACGAAATTCAGTTTCAACACAAAGAAACTCAACGCAACGAAGTTATAGCGTTCCTTCACGAAGTTCAAATAATTATTCTTCTCCAAGAAGTTATGAAAATAGCAGAAGTACTGCAAGTTTTAGTGGAAGATCTTCTTATAGTAATGGATCATCTTATAATAGTGGATCATCTGGAGTAAGTAGAAGTTCAGGAAGTTCAGGCGGATCTTCTTACAGTAGCGGAGGAAGTTCAAGTGGACATAGAAAATAACAAAAAGGAGACGCTGTCTCCTTTTTTATTAATAAAAATTAAAGAAAGGATCTACATCTATATTAAAATATTTTTTTAATACATTAGCTATATTTACTCTGTCTTCAACAATATCAGGGCGATTCCCCCAATAGTTTTCATTATCGCATGATTTCTGAAACTCTTTTTGTAAATTACTATATCCCATATAATCTATTCGTTTAAATAAATCATAAAGAACATATGCATATCCTTGATGATTTTTATCTCCAAAATAAGTTAAACTTATTTTATCAATATTTCCATTCATTTCTTTTAAAAATATTCGGGCGTGTTGTCCAGGAGATAATCCTATTCCTAAATCTTTAATAGGATCTGATTCAGGAGTAAATTTTTCATTTACTTTAGTTTTGTTGTTATAAGAATTTTCATATCTTGTTGCAGCTTTAATTCTTTTATTTGTAAGTTTGTAATCAACCGCAATATGTTTTAATTCAATAGAGTCAAAAGAATTTTTTAGTTTAGCGCCGTTTCTTATAAAAAATTTAGCAATATTTAATTTGCCATCCCACACAGCATATCTTAACGCATAACCATTTTTAAATAAACTTTCTTTATTTTTACTTTTATCTACTATGAATTTAATATAACTTAAAGGCGCTCCTTTATCAGTTAATAACTCTAAAAGATATGGTTCATTTTGTAATATTTGATCCTCTCTATATTCACTATTTGCAGTCGCTAGAAATTTAGTAACCCAATGACGTATTTTATTCATCGTTCCTATTCCTAAATCCTGTATAGGATCAGATTCTTCAGTAAACTTTTCATTTAAAGATTCGTTTATTTCATATCTAGGATTATCTTTAAATTGAGGCTGTTTCCAATATTCTATTTTAGCTTTTGATATTTTAAAACCTTTTCGCATTAATGCATTATGAAATGCATTATTAATATCCCAAGTAAAAAAATAATCATTATTATTAAGAGTAATATATTTATGAACATAATTTTCTACTTTACTCCATACAGAATAATCTTTAAAAAATCCAGTATCTTTTATATTATATAGAATATCTTCTGGGATAGATCCGCCAAATATTGCTGGTAATATATCCCACACAAATTGTAATAATTCTTTTTCTGTTTTAAAATTTCTTTTCACGTTTACACCTATTCCCATATCATGAACAGGATCTGATTCATCAGTAAATTTCTCGTTTATATATTCTTTAACCAATTTCATTATTTAATCTCCTGATTCAAATCCCATTTCTTTTAATATTTTCTGTATTCCTGATCGATACCAACTAAACTCACTTTGTTTTTTGCCATCGATACTAATATATTTTATAATATAATCTCCTATTTTAGTGTCATATTTATTTGGAAACCAACTTTCTCGAGATCTTATTATATCTTTTGGTATTTTGTCAGTTCCTAAAATAAAAGGCAGATGGTCTACTATCCACTGCTCCATTTCTTCTCTTTTAAAATCTCTGGGTACGTTTAAACCTATATTTAAATCTTTTATAGGATCAGATTCTTTAGTAAACTTTTCATATATAAACTTAGCTCTCATATTATCTAGTTGCTCCTGGTCTCATTGAAGGTCTTGGTCTAGGTCTTACTGAACGAGGTGGTTGAGGTGATGGCCTTTTTATTAAGCCTGGCACTATTTTTTTTCCTCCACACCCGCAGCCTTCACTTAATGGTTTCATTAAATATTCTTCATTTAATATTTCATCTACATGATATTTTAAAAAGCCTTCTTTAAGAAACGGCTGTATTTTTTTTAATGTATCATAATCTTTATTATCTAATGCTTTATCAACTTCTTGGCGAAGATCGAATTTACTCATTTTAGAATAATCTTTAACTGCTGAAGGCTTTTGTTTTTCACGACTTTGTCTTAATGCTTTAGCGATTATTGGATCTTCTTCCATTTCTTCATCTCCTGGAAGTTGCGTATTAGACACTTCATTTCTATCTTTAACTTCAGGAATAAAATGTTCCATTACGTTATAAATAATTTCATCTCTTCTTTCTTGTAAAAATTCTATCTCTACATTAAATTGTCTAGAAAATATTTGTAAAAATTTATCTATATACTTATTTAAAAAATCATAAAAAATATCTACAGCCTCTTCTGCATATATTGCTTTTCCTTTTTGTAATTCATTCTTAAAATGCATCCAATCAGTAGGGGGCACCCATAATTGCATGTTATTATATGCAATTTTAGAAATTTCTTGAATATCATATTTTTTCTCATTTTCAAATAAAGATTGCATTTCATATAACATATCGCTTGAACTGTTATAGATTTTATCTATACGATTAAAAATTTCTTTAAAATTTTTCATAACACAATAATTTATTTTATATATTTTAAAAACAAAAGGCTAAAATATATTTTAGCCTTTGTTATAATTTTATTTTAAATCTTTTATACGGAAACCCTTTATCATTATAAATTCTTTCTCGTTCTCTAGCGTGGCGCATGAGATAGTTTACTTTTTGATATTTATGACTTCCATATTCAAAATTATCAGAAAAATCTATAACTGTAATTACTTCTTTGCCTTCCATCAATCTCATGCCTCTTCCAAGCATTTGTCTTACTTGGTATTCTGATTTCGAACTTTCTATAATAAATATATTGTGCAAATTTAAAATATTAATTCCTTCTGCAAAAACTCCGATACTAGCAACAATAATTATATTTTCTTCATCTTCCATTTGTTTTTTAAAATAATCTCTATTTTCAGCCTTAGTTCCTCCATCTATGTAATAAACTATTTTATCTGTATTTTCTTTGAGCCAATTAAAAATATTTTTTCCATAATCATTTTTAATATCTGAAAATAAAACAAGAGAATTTTTTGTAGATTTAGAAATTGTTTGACAAATATATAATAATCTTTTATGATTTGATCTTATTAAATCTTTTTCAAGATTTAATAATTTTACTCCATCTTTCTGATCTGCGCTTACATTTCTAAGATTATATAATTTCTTTTTAACATCTTCTTCAAGATAATCCATTTCAATACCTACAACTTTTACGGGAGTTGCAAAATTTGCAGCAATTAAATCTGCAGATTTTACTACATATACACATGGTCCTAAATATGATTGAACAGTAAAAGAATCAATTGAACCTTCTTGTGGAAGAGTTCCTGTCATTCCTATATTATATTTTGAATTAAATGATTTTATAATAATATTTTTAATTGAAGTTGTTTTTGCATGATGAACTTCATCTATAAATACTGCATCAAATTTTGAAAAGTATTCTAGATCTTTCTTAACTAAAGATTGAAAGGTACCAAATACTATATTAGCTTGGTCATTATCTTCCTTCTTAGAGCTTCCGAATACACACTGTGACTTCCAGATTGGTTTCTTATTACATTCTTCCTCGTACAAATAAAATTCTTCTTCTGTTTGAGTTACTAAACTAATGCTAGGCACTACATATAACATTCTGTTTATTTCTTTTTTTTCTAATAAATAGCGAAAAAGTAAAAATGCCATAAGAGTTTTACCGCCAGAAGTAGATATTTCTTCAATACAAAATTTATATTTTAATACACAAGATACACCTTCAACTTGATAATCACGTGGTTGTTTTTCTGATTCTTCAAAATAAGTATTAACCCATTCTATAAAAACGGATTCATCATAATCTTTGTTAAAAAGATATTCTACACCTTCTATTTCAAGAGGAAAGAAAAATTGTTTAGAAAGTTTTTTAATTTCATCCCAGAGTCCTATAGGAATTCTCAACCATTTATCGACAAAAGAAATTTCAAAACTTTTAGGTTGATAGCTGCTTCTATTACGTATAGCGCCCCAATTTATAATTTTTTTTGTAAAACTGTGCTGTAATTGTTCAATTTCTAAAGCAGTTCCATCTACAATGATTAAAAATCTTTTATCTTCACTTACTTTTAGTTTCATAATATCCTTTATCATAATCCCCATTTATAATGCGTATTAATAAAGAACGATTATATTGAGGATATTTTAATTGTATTTCTTTAAACGAAATAATATTACTATCATTTTTAATATTTTCTATTGTTTCTAGCGTAATTAAGTATTTTCTCTTTTTTTCTTTTAATATTTGAATAGTTTTTTTTGTATGATGTTTTCCAAAAAATGAATTGTTTTCTTCGTGACGATCCGGCATATTTTGTTTTTGTTTTTGTTTAACTTCTGGCCGTTGCATAGCTAATTTTGTGTTTATCTTAATTTTTTCAATTGTTTCTGTAGAAAGAGAAATTCCTTTTCTAAGAGAAGGCTTTCCATACATTGGATTTTTTTCTCCTGTTCGTGAATGTATTCCTTTATTCCACGGGATATGCCCCCTTTTTCTTTGTATAGTTTCTTCGGAATCTTTTCTTCCTTTTTTAATCTTCTTACATTTTTCTATTGTTTCTTTAGATACGGGCGTATTTCTATGTAATTCTGTTGTGTATGCATAATCTCTTGATGTTTTAGCACATTTATTAGTTTTTCCATACGTCATTCGATGAAATGCACAAACTATACTCCTACTTCCTTTATAGATATATGTTAATAATTTATGACAAATATAATGTTCTCTCGCCGTCAATAAAACTAAATTTTCTTTATCATTATTACCGTTCAAACATTTTGGAAAAATGTGATGTTTTTCATAATATTTACCTTTGCCTTTAATTCTATTTTCAAATTTTGCCTTTTGAATTATTGCGTCATATATCTTTTGATGATTCATTTTTATTTTATAAATTCACACTAAATTCATTCATAATGATTATTTTCCGCGAGCTATCTGCTCGATTTCTACTCGACGAGGAACTGCAAAAATTATATTATCAATTGTTTGTATAGTACTCGATATAAATTTAGAATGATTATCTAATATTGCTCGTTTCTCAACAAGATCTTGTAAATCAACCTGAATTCTATTATGTTTTGTAGATTCATTGGGATATCTTACTTGTGTTTTATTAGTATAATAATCTTGACGTTCTGCATAAGAAGAATTATATTTTTTATTTACATTTATTAATAAAGAAATAAGATAATGATAGTATTCTACAGCACGCTGACGTTCTGTATATAAATATGTCATTAGCTCAGGTATTTCCATAATTTTTCTCATTTTTTCAGACATTTGAGCTACTTTATCAGACCACTCTAAACGTTCACGAGAAAATCTATCTTCTAAAGATTCTTCAGGTTTAACCTCAGGATTAATATTTAAAAAATCAGATTTTGTCATTTTTATGTTTTTTATAAAATGTAATTAATTCAAATATACATTTACTTTCTCCTGTACTTGAAAACATATGTTTTTCTTCAAGATATTCTACCATTTGATCCAGAGATAAAGTATTCCAATTAAAAAATCCAACCTTTAAAGATTCTTCATTTTTTTCTAATTGTTCTTTAGTTAATTTCATATTTTTTGTTTCTTGTTTTTCAGTTAATATTTCTGTTACGGTTTTTCCACATTTAATACATTGCGCGCCGTCTAATTCAAACTTATGTTTACAATTTTTCATATTTAAAATAATTTAGTGCTCGAATCAATTATTTTATTTTTCTTTTTATGTTCTATTATCTTTATATTTTTTAGTTTTATACGAGTATCAAGTTTCATATTTACATTAAATTCTGAAATATTATTTTGATCTAAAAAATTAAATTCTAATGAAGTTGTTAGTTTTTCCATTTATTTACTTATATTATATACATTTAAAGCTTCTCTGTAATAGCTATTTATTGATTTTAAAATATATTTAAAAGCTTTATAAGAAAAATTATATTTATATTTTCTTGCTACTTTTAATCCTTCAACCCAGGCTTGGTATTCTATTAACATTTGATCGTTGTTTACCATTTTTACAAAACTTTCTGTAATTAATGTATGCCCAATTTCATGAAAAAACGCGGCCCTTTTTAATTCTAAATCATCATATATTCCCAATATAATATCTTCATCTCCAATAATATATGCATTATTTTTTAGATCTCTTTTATTAATTTCAAATTTTTTAGAAAATCTTATGATATTATTTTTTGTTATGCTGGTGACTTTTAAATTATAATCTCTTGCAATTTCAGTAATTTTCATAACATTATCCTTTTATTTATATATCGATAATGTCTAGCGGATTATTTGAAAAATATTGTTCAAATCTTGGTATAGGTTTATTATTATGTCGTAAATAAATCATTAAGTCATTTAAATCCCATTTTATTCTGAACGGAAGTTCTAAATCATTTTTTAGTTTTTCCCACAAAAATACTTCTTCATCATTGTTTATTTTTTCTATACTTTTATTTTTTCCATCTTTATCATCATCATAAAAATACCTAACATTTAAATCTAATGGAAATTTTTTATGTGCTCCTGCATTTGCTATAGAATTTTTAAATAAAAAAGAATCTAATGGTCCTTCAAACAAGGTAACAGATTTAGCATAATTTACTAAACAAATATTAAATAATTGTGATAATGCGTTTATTTCATCAGGAATTTCTTTTGGATTTTTTTTCATTAACTCATATATTTTAGTTAATGTATATGTTAAATACTTACTTTCTCTTTTTTTAAATGTTCTTTTTTGAATTCCTAAAATTTTTCCTGTATGTGTTAAATTCAATATTATAAGATGATTTAATCTTGGATTATACAAAAATTTTTGAGCATCATATTGTAATCTATTTATTAACCATGGCCATATGGATGATCCTTTAGCTTCTTTTAAATCAAAATATTTTATAAATTCTTGACGATCTATTGCATATTTATCTATAGAATCTATATCTAGAAAAAGTGACATATCATATTTAATTGCATCTGTATGAGAAGAAAAATCTTCTACACCTTTTGCTATATAATTTATAATACTTAAATTTAAATTAATTTTGTGTTCAGAGAAAAATTGATCTATTCTTTTTGATATTCCACAATTATGACATTTATAAAAATGTGCATATTTACCTAATAAAATAAAATTTCCTCGTTTTTTATAATTATTGTGCATACTATCTCCGCAATATGTACACGCAAAATTTATACGATCTTTATATACTCGTATCCTTTGTTTTCCTATATTTCCTGGAAATCTATTATTTAGGATAGGTTGTAATAAAGAAACAAGTTGTTCTTTATATTCTTCTTCGGATACAACATCATCAATATTTGAAAGAGATGAGTTTAAACTCATCTCTTTCAATGTATCAATATTAATTGACATTTTAAATGCTATTTAAAGCTGCATCTAAATCTCCGCTGATACCAAAATCATTAGAAGTGTTTAGGTCGGGAAGATTAAGATCGGGAAGAGAAGAAAGATTTCCAAGATTTAAATCATCTATTGATAAATCAGATAATGTAATTCCTGATTTTTGAGAAGAGGCAACAGGAGTATTACTCGATTTGCCAACAGTAGGAATAGAATTTCTTACATCTGCATATGCAGATGAAGGAGTTTGACCGGTTACAGCCAAAATTACTTGATTAACATAATCATGTGTTTCTTGATCCCATTCTTTAAATCCATATTTATTAATATCTGGACTATTTTCTTTTAAGAAAGCAAATACTGTTTCTCTTGGAGTTTTATCATTAATTGGAAGTAATTTTCCAGTTTTTTGATCAGGAAGTAATAAAGGAATTCTTTTATCAAGAAATCTTGATTGATCATAATTATTAAAGCCAGCAACTTTAGTTACTACTATTGCAAAAGCTTTTCCATCAAGTAAGTCAAACGGTTCATGAGCTTCACCAATAACTGGTTTCTTTTCGGCTTCTAATTTTTCAAAAATCTTTTTACCAAATTTCCAAATCATTAGTTTTCCTTCTACATCTTTATTTTGGTCATCTTTAATAACTTGAATAATGGCTGTAAAAGAATGTCTCCTGCTAAATATTTCAGATTTTTTTTGTTCTTGAATTGATTCGCTTTTACGAAGTTTAAAGAACATATCTTGAAGAACAGAGGGCTTACCAATAGATGAAGGACAATCAATAAATCTTCCACGATTTGTTACAGGATCTACTAGCCAGCTTACCCATTTTTCAAAAATGGAATGCTGTGGGTCTTGCCAATTTGCTACAAATCTTATTACTGATTTATAGACTCCGTTTTGCCCGCGATCTGCAGTTGGACTATATTCAGTTAAATTTTTAATTTCATTTCCGACAATTTCAACCTTTGGGTGAAAAAGCGCGTTTAAATCATAAGTGTTTTCCATAATCTTTAAGTTTAATTTAGTTTAATTTAATTTAATTTAATTTAGTTTATTAGATATTTAGTTTTTAAATTTACATTTATCTCCATGATATTTATCATACCATGATAAAGCTATAAGTTTTGAGCAATGTTCACCTTTTTTCTTTTCTTGTTTTTTTCTATTTTTAGCTGCTATTTTTAAATTTTTTAAATGTTCTTCAGAATGTTTTTTTCCTTTTCGAGAATTAGATAATTTTAAATATAATTCAATTTCTTTTTGATGTGCAATTATTTCTCCATATTTTTCGATCCAGATTTCATATACAGTTTTTCCATACATCCCATTTTTATTACCACTAGAAATTCCCATATGGGAATTTCTATTTTTTATTTTAGACTCTTCAGAAGCAGGAATATTTCTATTCCATGCAATTTGCCCCATATGAGATTCTTTTAGATGTTTTCTATGTTCTTCTGAAAAATGTGTTATAGTATTTTTGTACATTCCGCCTGTTGGACTTATATTATAACCCATTGGTGATATTGTGTTAAATTGTTTAATATATTTTTCTTGAGCGTCAAACGCTTCTTTTCTGGTCAAAAACCATTCTAAAATCTCTTTAAAAAACAGATATTCTCCATATATACTTACTGCATGTCGAAATGCATTTCCACTTCCTAAATAATAATATTTTTCCTTTGGATTTATTGTATGATCGCCTACGTATTGTTTTCCATTTATCAGATTAGTGGTTACGTAGACATAATGAATATGTTGTTTTTCTTGCATTTAGCCTTTTAGATATTTAGTATTTTAGCGCTTTAGTACTCTTTATTAGATTATATATTCATGAAAATACATAAAGTTTTATATATATAATTAAAATTCTGTTAAAGTTATAAGTATTACTGGGTATACACATAAATACTATTTTTTGCTCCATCCTTTAATAATATTGGGGCTAAAATTAGCGTATGAAAATTCATTCCTATCTACAAGTTTTACAACATTTCCGTGTATATCAGAAACGGCAAAGCCTTCTTGAGATGTAGATTTAAATTCACCAGTAATAGTTTTAAGATATGTTTCAAACTTTCCTATGTTATTTAATTTTTTAATAAATACTTGTTTAATATCGGTGATCATGATTATTACTTCAATTACTTTTTCAAGTATATCTGATAATTCTTTTATTTTTTGTACAATATCTTTACTTTTAATAATTAAATCTTTTTTTCCCTTAATAGATTTCTTTTTTTCTGATTCTTTTTTAAATCTATTTGATACGAAATTAATAAATTTATAAACATAATCCTGTGTATCAATTATTGTTTGGGAATTTCTAATTAAAAGGTTTTGAAATATCATGAATAATGAAATTATTTCTTTATCATTTATTAATTTATTATAATTTTCAGATGAAATTAAACTATGTTTTACTAAATTTTTTACAGCATCTAATTGTGATTTTATTGAATCACTTTCTTCTTTTGTTAAAGTAATTATTCCAGCTAAAGATTTAATGTATGGATCTGTCATAAAAACCTTTGGATTTTTTTGTAATTCATCAATATTAACATTGTAACTAGCACTTACATTAGTCAACGAAGTTCCTGTATATTTTGTATGCCAAACTACTCCAATATCAGCTTTTGAAATTTCTTTTCCTATATTTGAATCTTTATTAATTTTATAAATTATTGTATTGGGATGAAAACTATAAGTTTTTTCATCTTCTATAAGAGTATCAGAGTCAAATAAAAAATCACCTTGCCAAATTTCATTTTCAGGAATTTTTAAAGATGTAATATATTTTAACATTAATTTTAATTTATATGTAAGATCTTTTCTATCTCCATAAAATTTTTCTATATCGTTATCAGAAAACATTATTTTTCTATTTTTTGCAAATAATGCTTTAATAGCAAGACCTGGCTTTTTTAATTCTGAAAATTTAGACCAAACAAATACACTGGGGGCTCCGTCAAATTTAATTGAAAGTTTAATATTATCTTTGTTTGTTTCTCCTTTAAGTTGTTTATAGAGATTTTCAAACGTATATATTACCCAATCTATTGCTTCTTTTCCTTTAAAAACAAGATCTTCAGCATGAGTCATATGAATATTAGTCTGAGAAGTAATAGATTCATCTAAAGCCAAAAAATTATTAGGATGTTTAATATCTATATGTAAATCATGTAAAATTTCTACAACTTTATAAATATCAACTTTAGTGAAAAGTTTTTTAAGAATTTTGTTATATGTTTTTTGAATTCCGGCTTGGGAAAAATTTTGATCATAATCTACAAGTTCTTTAAAAAAAACATATATTAAATGAGCTTCATTATAAAACGCAGGATCATAAAAATATCTAATTGAATTTTGTACACTTGTATTATGTCCTAGAATTTGACGTTCTTTTTTCCAAAATTCAATTATACCAATGCCCATATCCTGTACAGGATCTGATTCATCAGAAAATTTTTCATTTATACTTTCTGATATAACTATTTGTGTTGTGTCCCATATTTTTTTAATAATATTTTCTGCATACCCTGGATAATTTGTTCTAAAATTATTATAATCATCATTTAAAATATCTTGCCTTAAAATTGATGCAGAAATAGGCATTCCATCATATTCATCAGTTCTATCTTTATATAGAAGTGGTTTAGTATCTACTAACAATTCTACTACTTCTGCATTTTTAAGCTTAGTATTAACGTATCTTCCATTAGGACTAAAATCTCTAACAAATTTTTCTACTCTATCATAATCTTTTCCCTTTTTAACTCCTCCCATAGCGTATATACCCGGTTTAGCAGTTTCCATATACTTATATGCTGTTAATATTGGCGATGGATATATTGTAGCTTCAATTGATACATTGTGCAATTTATGTAATAATAATTTCGCCACTTCGATAGCTTCTTTTTGAGTAACTCCGTTACGAACGCCTGGTCCTATAAGAACTTTAACTTCTTTAACATCTGGTTGATTTGCATAACGATTAATGAGATTTACATGAGCAGCATGCATAGGTTTATACGACCCGGGCAATAATACAATTATATCTTTATTAAAATTTTCGTTAATCCAATATGTATAAGGAATCAGTTTCATTCTTTATTTTTATTTTTACTTAAAATTAATGTTTTAAGTCCTTCAGGATATAATCGATCTATTTTATTATTTTTTATAGTAATATATTTTTCACAGTAATCTCTTAATTGATCGTAATATGTTTGTATAAGTATACCCAATAATTGATTTGGTTCAATAATATTTTTTTGTTTTTTTACATTTAATAACGTTGGAATAATTTTGTAAAGCCATTTATGAAGTTCATCATAAGAATTAAAATTTTTATGAGAATTAATTCCAATTCCTAAATCTTTAATAGGATCGCTATCTTCAGTAAATTTTTCTAATAACCAAGATTTATATGAAGAAAATGTCATATATTTGTTTTTATTATATATTCTTAGTAAAAACAAATATATAGAAATTTAATTTTCTACGTAAAGTTCTTCTACATAACCTTCACGTAACCAAAATGGATATCTGTATTTAAGAATTTTTGTAGGTTTAAAAATATCAATTACTCTAAATTCATTAATTTCATGATTAATGCTTAAAAGCATTGGTGTGCAATCACTATTTACATATTTTTCTGCATCTTCAATTAACATTTCTGTTAACCCGTCATTATTTATCATTATATCAAAGCGATGTTGCGGAATATTTTTAAAATCAGATGCATGCAATAATTTTAATGAATTTTTATATTTTAAATCAAATGGATTGTTTTTATCTCCTGATAATATTATATCTCTTTCGGGTAAATTTTTGTAAAGAAAGTACGTTTGAATAGCATTTGCATGAGCTAAATCTATAGTTGTATAATCTTTATAGCCGACTTTATCTAAATAATATCCTAATATACCCATGCCTGCTCCTATTTCAATAATTGAAGAATTTTTATCTGGACATAATTCAATTATTCTTTTTAAAATCCAAAGATAGTAACAATGTCTATCTGATATCATTCCATAGCTAGTTGGACATGTAGTCCAATTACCAATAAATGAAGGCAAAGATATTTTAAATCCGATTGCCTTTTCAATCATTTTTAATGCTTGTTCGTTAAATATCGATTCATCTTTTAGTTCTGGATAATTTAAATTATTAAAAGATTGATTAATCTCAGTATAACGTGGATTTTCTATTCTTATTGCACCCACTGCTATAGCTAAATTTCTAATTGTATTTTTACTTAATGTTAATGCATACCCATACGTTAATTTATTCCAAAGCATATTTTCAAGAGTATCTTGATTTATTTCAATATCTTTTACATAAGATATAGCCCATTCCCATACACGACTTTTTTTATCTTTATTAATATTTTTATCAAATATTAACCTAATTCGATCTATCATAAAATTGTTATATGATTGTTATATCAGGAAACATTATTATAAATTTGCCAAAATATTCTTTTCGTAAAGATTCAATAATATAATCTTTAAAATTATGAGCTAATATTAAAATATAATCTGGCTGCTTTTCTTTGAGAATATCTCTGTTTACAACTTCTATTCCTGTTCCAGGCACAAATTTTCCTTGTTTTTCAGGAGTATCATCGATAATGAAATCAATTGTATTAAAATCAAGATCACATGTATTTAGAAAAACACATCCTTTAATTGCCGCACCAAATCCTGCAATCGATTGTTCATTGCGTCTAATATGTTTAAAGAAATCTTTAAAATCTCTTATTTTTCGATGTATATTTTCTCCCCATTTGATACAATATTCATTTGTTATAAATTTTTCAAGATTTAAAAAAGATTCTACAGAATCTTTTGGAATGCGCGAGCTTTTTTTAGCGCTTATAACTCTAAGAGTTCCCGTATGTATATCATGATAAGAAACGCTTATAATATAAAGACCTTCTTGCTCAAATAATTGTTTTAACGCGGTTAAACAGTAATAATATACATGCTCATGATATGCTTGATCATAATAATTATTTATAAAGGTAGATAATAAATATGGAAATTCTAAACACCATATTCCATCATCTTTTAAATTATTATAAATTCCTTTAACAAAAGATCTTAACGGTTCTGTATGTTGAAATACATTGGTTGAAGTTATTAATTTTGCGTTTTTAGGAAAAATTGTATTTTCTCCAAAATATTCATTAATTAATTCTATTCCATTATTTTTGTTAACTTCTATAAAACTTTTACTACATTCCACGTTAAGAAAATTTAAATCGGGCCTTTTCTTTTTAAATTCTAAAAGCAAGCTTCCATCATTTCCACCTATATCAGCGACTAGTTCTCCTTTTGTAAGATAAACATAATTTTGTACAAAATCAATCATTTTACTACAGTGATCAAGATAAGGTTTACTTATACTTGAATGATATAAATAATTAAGATATATGTCATCTGAATTTACAGTTTGTGTTAAAGATACTAATTTACTTTCTGTAAAAAATTGAAGAATCATAGGATATTTGATAGCGTTTGTTGATTCTTCGCGTGTTAAACTAAGATTTCCTTCAATGGGAATCATGCCTAAATCAAGAAATTCATTTACATTATTACTTCCTGTTATAGGGCATTTCTCTATTTTCATAATTTATTAAAATTAATATATTAATATTATACTAAATTTGTGATAAAGTTTTTAATAAATCAACAAGTTCTGGTTGAGGATGACAATCTGTTTTTTGAGATGCTGGTCTATATGATACATGACTCCATATTCCGGGAGTACCATTTAGAGCTCTTTGCGATACATCCCATATATCTTCATTATAGTCTAATGGTATATTATATTTTAATTTCCAGTATAAGATAAGCTCTCCAAGTGTCTGAAGTTGTGATAGAGAATATTTTTCAAAATAATTATATCCTCTAAATTTATTTGGATAATATTGTAATGGAACGGCTACAGAATTTCCATAATAAGTATAATATTTTCCCATAATTGTATGGATCATTTTATAAGAACCATCTGGATTTTTTCCAAATTGTTTTGTAGTTCCATCACCTGCAATAAGCCAACCCCAATTATCTATTTCAACACCAATGGAATGTCTATCTAAATTATGATTACCCGCTGCTAAATGATAAGCCCAATATTTTGAAGAAAACAATTGCCACGGGGTGCCCGCTCTGTCAATAATAATTGCTACAGCAACATTATCTTTTCCAGTTTCCCAAGTTTCAATATCTCCTTCTATGCCATCTCCGGAAACCGTATGATGAAGTACTATTTGTGTTTTAGTAAATTCTTCTTTAAAAATTTTATTTTCTGGGTATGGTACAACTTGTATTTTAGATAAATCGATAGGTTTTAATTCATTCCAATTCATAGTTAATTATTTATTTTATGATTTATAGGCTGTTTTTAGGGCCAAATTCCATAGCGGAGTAAATTCAAATCCATTATCGTTTCTTTTTATAAAGCCTAATTTCAAATATAAAGATATCATGGAAGCTGCAGTTTCTTTAACTTCTGCTAAACAATCTTTTACTTCAACATCGCTTAAAACTGGTGTTGCTCCAGTATCAATTTTTTTAGTTATTCGTCCTTTAATACTCAAATATAATAATTCTCTTGTCATTAATGGCAATGTTAAATAAGTATCAAAATCACCATTTTTAATTCTTTGTGTAATTTTATTTAAAAACACATCGCTATTAATATTTTTCATAGTATTTATTTTAATTTATTTATCCAGTATATAAGTATATTTATATATAATTATTATACATTAACAATTATTTAACAATAGATATATAATTTATATGAAAATAGTTAAAGAATATATTAACGAAAAATTTACAGATGAATCCGATCCGATACATGATATGGGAATCGGATTACAACACAAAATAATTAAATGGATTAAACATATAAATATAAAATCCGCAAATACTCATTGTGATGGTATAAAACACTATACAATAAACAACGATGGAACTATAGATTGTGTAGGATTTGTTGCTTTACCAGATGATTGCGGAAATTTACCAGATTATATACAATTTAATGAAATACAAGGAGATTTTATAATAACTAAGTGTGGTATGACAACACTTAAAGGTTGTCCTAAAAAAGTATATGGAGAGTTTGATTGTCGTGATAATAAATTAATATCATTAAAATATTGTCCTAGTTATGTTGAAAGAAAATTTCTTTGTTATCATAATAATAAAAATTTTTCTAGAGAATATATATTAAGACATTGTAAAGTAGCAAATAAGACATTGTAAAGTAGCAAATTTAAATATTTTCATTCCAATTCATATTTAATTATTTATAGTTAATGAAATTAGTTAGAGAACATATAAACGAAAAATTTACAGATGAATCAGATCCTATACAAGATATGGGCATTGGAATGATTCAAAAAATTAAAGATTGGCTCAATCATATTACACGTATATATGGTCATTATAATATTGTAGATTATAAAATTAACAACGATGGTACAATAAATGCAGATAGAGTAGATATATCTTATCCGGAAATAACCACACTTCCAGAATACATAAAATTTAATGTTATAACAACCGATTTTTGTTGTTGTTTTAAAAGTATTGAAACTATACAGAAAAATGGTCCTAAATATGTTGGAGGAAATTATAAAATATATCAAAAAAGAATAACTATTAAAGAACAAGATGTTAGAAATATATGTATAATTAAAAGAAATGTTATTATAAAAAGAGAATCATGAAATTGGTTAAAGAATATATAAATGAAAAATTTACAGATGAGTCTGATCCTATAAAAGATATGGGTATTGGTATAGATGAACAGATTAAAAAATTTATGAAAAATGACATCGAAGAATATGA